CACCTGCCACGCCAGACGCATGACAGCGCGGAGAGCGACCATGTCCTGCTGCGCGAGGTTGTACAGGATGCTGCCGTCAGTGTCCTGAAGGACAGCCTGATCCAGAATCTTGTACGTGATGTCCTGCCGCAGCGCGTACACCAGCTGGTCCCAGTCGCCGGACACCATGAGTGCCTCGTCAGGGTCGATGGCGCCGTTGTTCGGGAACAGGATGGGGCTGCCGTCCAGCTCGTACCGGGCGCTGCTCTGCAGGTTCTGCCCACCGTCAAGGCTGCGCATGAAGATCGGCTGGCCGGTGGTGTCGCGCAGGCCGCGGAGGCGGGCGCGCATGGTGCGGGCTGCCACGTGACCGTTGACGAGGTAACCGTCGTCTTCAACGAGGCTGATTACGCCACCTTCACCGAGAATGTCGTCGTAAATGTCTGCGCCGGTGCCAGCTTCGACGGTGTTGCCAGCTGCGGTCGCGCCGGTGTGCAGGTCATCAGGCCACGCGCTGGGGGCGTTGACTCCGAAGAGCACGGCAGCGTCGAATGCGGCGCCCATTGCTTCCTCGATGCGTGGGCGCACTTCACCCCAGATGTCGTAATCAGCGTCATCCAGCACAGCTTCGGGGATGGGCACGATGACGGCGAGTTCTTCGGCGTTGAGGAACTTGTTGTCCCACGCCATGCTGGTGACGCGTTTCCGGCCGGTGTCTCCGTCGACGAAGTACGCGTTTGGGAGGCTGGCGAGGACGGGGATGCGCCGCTGTTTGCGGGTCATGTTGGGGAGGCGGCGGCCGAGCTGCATGACGGCGCTGCGGGTGACGACGCCTTGGATGATTTCGCGTGCTGCGTCCTCGGGCATGAGGGCGGTTGCGCCACTGCGATCGATCATTGCCATGGTTTTTTCTCCTTAGTGTTTGCCGGCTGCTTGCCGGATGATGGAGTTGAAGTCTGTGCCTTTGGCTCCGCTGCCGCCTGCGGCGGTGGGTGCGGGGCCGGGCTTCGGGTCTGGTTGTGCTGCGAGGGTGGCGTGGTCTTTCAGGAGGGCGTCAACGTTGACGTTGCCGTCCTGATTGATGTACTTATCTGCAGCCTGTTGGGCCTTAAACAGCGCGTAATCAACGTCGGTGACTTTGCCGGCCAGCTGAGCGCGCTGCACAGCTTCCTGCTTCTCCGCCTGGAGTTGCTCCAGCTGCTTCTGCAGGTCAGCCTTCTCAGCCTTGATGCGTTCAGCCTCTGACAGCTTGGCGCGTTCCTCAGCTTGCTTGCGTTCCTGCTCAAACTGGGATTTCAGGGACTTCTCGTGCTTGCTGAGGCGGCTGGACACGATGGCGTTCAGCTCAGCCTCCGTGTAGGTTTTGCCGCTGGCCTCTGGGTTCTGGGCGTCCACCTTTGCTCCCGTTTCGGGTGCGCCGCTGGTGTCTGGCGTATCGTTCTTGAGTTCTTCTGACATGATTGTCTCCTTCCTGGTACTTGCTGGATCGCGCCAGTACGCGATACGAGAAAGCCCCGCGCAATGGCGGGGCTACGGATCAGCTTGATTGTCAGTCGGTTATTCGGGTGGCTTCTCGAGCAGCACGTCAGTGTTCTCCACCGGAACATGCTGTCGCGTCTCCTTATCCACGGCTTGCTTCACAACACCGTTGATGATGAGCACGTGGCACTCCCTCAGCTCGTTATCAGGGAGGGACCAGTACCAGCCAGGCTGCAGCTCGATTCGCAAAGTGCGTCATGCTACCAACTCCCGCGGCCTGAGCCGTTTGAACTCGTCATAGGGGATTGCCTGCGGCGCCTCTGCACGGCCACGCCAGCGCTCAGACGGCGCGGGGCCGGTGTGGATCGTGTGGCCCTGCTCTCGCGCGAGCTCGACTGTGGCGGCGTGGTGCTCGTCGTACCAGTCGGGGTCGTCGACGCCGGCGGCCGCCCAGTCAGGGCGGACGGGGACGGTGGTGCACCGGCAGTTCGGGTGGAATGGCAGTTCGATCTCGTCGAGCGGGTAGATTCTGCCGCTGCGGAACGCGCAGTACCCGCACACGCGGTCGTCCATTGTGGCGAGTACCCGCACGTGCTCCACGCCAGCATCCCGGTAGGCTTTCCGCCTCGCGGTGTCCGACGCGGTGATGCTCTCGGTGCGGACGATCCGCTCAGCCTCGTGATCAAGGATGTTCACTTCACGCCTGATGAGGCGGCTGGTGGCTCCCCACCCGCGACCTTGCACGATGCCAGTGGTGATGTGCCGCTCGATACGGTCCGCGGCATCCCGGCCATGCTGAATCAGTCGTGCCCTGCCGTTCGCGACCCTGGCTGCACCAATATCCTGCAGGCGCTGGCTGACTCTGGTGGCTGCCGTGAGGGTCTCAACCGGGATGCTGGCACTCAGACCCACGACAGCCCGTTCAGCGGCACTGAGGGCTTGCAGTGCGGATTGCGCGCCAGCACTCATGCTGCCAGCTTGCAGCTCACTCAGCACAGCCTCCAGCGGGTACTGGCGCAAGTCAAGGTGGCGTTCCAGCACCCTCGTTTGCTCCAGCAGGTTCCGCGCTGCTGCTTCCCGGATGGGAGCGCCAACACTGGCCGTGCCGTCAAGGGCCCGGCCGTACAGTACGCGGAGTTCCCTCTCGAGTTCCGCTCGGGACTCCCGCAGCGCTTGCCTGATCACCGCGAGGGCGCTGTTCTCCACCCTGCGTAGTTGCCGGTCAAACCTGCGGACCAGCGCCTCAGCTTGCGGCCCAGTCATGCCGGCACCTCATCATCAACGGGTTCCAACTGACCAGGCACCACCGGCTGCGGGTTCATTGCCTCCGCCTCCGCGGAGATGAACGCTTCCACCTCATCATCCGACCAGGTGGGCATGAACACGCTTATGTGCCGCACCGCAGCCTCAAGGCTGGTGAGGCCCTCGCGGTACAGGTCGATGGCGTTCCTGATCTCTTGGTTCTTCGTGAACTCCCGGTTGATGCTGACCGTCACCTGCGGCGCGTCGGACTCCATGCCGAGGGCGACCAGGAGGTCAGCCACCAACTCCGTCAGCACACGAGAGAGTCGGGCGGCGTACCACCTGTTGCTGCTGACGAACTTCGCGTTTGCCTCCTGCAGCGCCTCACCGCTGGGGGTTTGATTCCCGAGGAACCCTCCGGGCAAGTTCGCGTCCTCCCGGATGCGCTCCAACTTCCGATCATGGTGATTATGCAGGCTGGTGAGGTCGCCGGGGATGATGTACTTGGCGTCGCCGTCGTCAATGAGGCGGATGACGTGCGTACTCGAACGTTCATCGGTGCCGTCTTCCGCTTCGCCTTTCACCACGAGCTGCGGAATGGCTGTTGATTCTTCGATGCGGTCACCACGCACCTGACTGCTCCAGTCGCTCTGCAGGAGCGGCAGGAGTGTGGCGAGCTCACCCATCGGCATGCGTTCACTGTCCCGGCCGGTGAATACGAACCGTGGCATGGGAGCGCCAGCCGGGTACTCAGCGCTGGGTTCAACGATGGTGGTGGGGTCGTTGCGGGTCATGGCGCTGGGTGCGTTGAGGCCCGTCCACTCCCGCATGACACGCTCGGCGAGGTCGTACAGGCGTACCGTCCACTTGCTCGTGCCGGATTGACTCGAGTCGGGCTCCACCCACGTGTGCAGAATCCCGGCAACCCGCGTGGGACTCGTCCGGCTGAACACGGGCTCCACGTGCCCAACGAGCGGCTCAATGCGGATCTCGCTTGTCTCCGGGTCACGCCTGACTATTCCCGCGATCAAGCCGCTGTAGTAGGCGTTCTCGAGCAGTTCCTCAGCAATCGCATCAAGGTCCTGCTCTCGCAGGATCGCGTCAACCGTTGTGTTCTCACCACCCCAGTTCACATCCCCCAGGGTGCCGAACCGCTTGATGTTCACAATGCGGGGGCCGATGCTCTGGCACTGCCGAGCAATCCGAACGAGCGCATCCCGAACGGCTTTACTGACTTCCGGCAGGAGGTGATCGGGGATGCCTGGCAGGTGGCCGGTGCCCCATTCTTCTGCTTCCTGCTTCCGGGCGTGCCGGAGTGGGAGGCTGCTCAACTGAACTTTCAGGTTCTCAACGTCAATCACAAGCGCCTCCTCTCATCGATACAGTCGCTCGGCTGTCCGCGCATCAGTGCTGTTGTTGGCACCGAACATGGTGTGCAGGTAGTAGCGTTCCTCGTCCTTCGTGTGGTCATTCTGCTTGAGTGGCTTATCCTCGCCACGCGCCTGTGCTTTCGTGTCCCACAAGTACGCTCCGTAATCCCTGATTGCCTGCACGTTCGACGGGTCCCGCTTTATGCGGTACTCACCGCTGCGCAGCATCCTGGCTTGAGTGCGGATGCCGTCCAGCACATCATTCCGGGCGGCTCTGACTTTGAACTTGTGTTTACGGAGTTCAGCGCGGAAACTCGCTGCGCTCGGGTCAACGAACGTGTACCGAACTGGCAGATCGAGCTGGCGGACCCATGCCTTGATGTCTTCGGCGTACTCCCCGTCGGTTTTCTGCCGGCCTGTTGCCCTACCGTCGTAGTACCAGCCGGCCAGCCGCACTGCCCGGGGTTGGCCGGGTGCTGGGCGGTTCCAGCTGGCGTACGCGCCGACCGAGGTGGCGTTGCTCGTGCCGTAGTCGATGCTGAGGTCCACCTGATCAGGCCTGCAGACTGGGAGTGCGTCGATGACGTGGTCGGTTTCGTTGAAGAAGTCGTACACGGCTCCCTCAGCTGCAACCCAGAGGCCTTGGATGAATCGCTTGTACCAGAGGGTGCCTTCACCGTATTCGGCTTTGAGGGCAGCGACGTACTCGGGGTCGAGGGCGGGGTTGTCCTCAAGCTCGAAATGGAAGGCTCGCAGGTTCAGCTCGCTCGCGCGGTCCAGGTAGTTGGCTTTCAGCCAGTGGTAGGGGCCGTCAGGGTTGGTGGTGCCGAACAGCATGGCGCCACGAACCGACATTCTGGCGAGCAGCTGAGCGTAGAACGATTCAGGCCAGAGGCTGATCTCGTCACCGTAAGCTCCAGCAACTGTCAAACCTCGGATTTTGCCTTCGGCGCGTTCGTCGTTGGCGCCGTACACGAACACTTCCCGGCCGAGAATCGTTGCGACGCCCTCACCAGCGTTGTAGTGGTAGTGGCGGCTGCCGACGATTCGCTCAACCTCAGTGAGGATGTTCCGCCGCAACGTGCGCTCAGTCTTACCGACCATCACCAAGTGGCCACCACTCGGCGCCGTCTGGATGAATGTCAACCAGCGGATGATGCTGCTGATGGTCTTACCGGATCGCACTGACCCGTGCCAGATGTTCTGCCGCGCAACGCTGTCACGAATGCTGTCCCTGGCTTTCGGAGAGAATACCCACTCCACGGCAGCACCCTCAGTTCAGCACTGGAGGCGCAGCGTTGTCCGCTTGCTGCAACGCCCGCGCAATAGCATCCAGCTCACCAGAAGCATCCTGGCTGGACAGGACGAACACGCCCTGAGCGCGACCCAGCAGCTCAGCAGCCTTGGTGCGGTCCCGGACGTTGGCCCGGGCAGTGACCAGGAAGCCGTCGCGCGTCATCAGCTGCTCCTCAACCTCACCACGCATGACGGAGGTGAGGAACCGTTGGATCTCTTCGGCGTCCGCTATCGACTTGCTGGCGACCTCAGCGGCGATCTCTTCGAGTCTGCGTTTTACTCCATCATTTTCCAACAATCGGCTGGCTGCGTTGCCTGCGCTTTTGCCTCTGGCTTTGTAG